AAAATACCCTTTAATACCCATTGTTTGATTACCCCATATAACTTCGCCTGCCATAGGAGTAGCTGTATTGTTTGGTATTACCGCGTAATATTTGTTTTGTTTTCTATCGAAACCTGCTCGATAGCTAATATTGTCTTCTGTATATAATCCTTCATCATAACTATATATTTTAGTATAAGCTGCGTTAGTAGCTTGATCAAAATTACTTAACCAACTACCAGCTGGTGTTACTGAAGCATTTTGACCTGTAGAATCTGAGATTAATGCTGATACTTCCCAACCATTACTACCCTCGTAGTTTATAGTTTTAAATGTTTTTATAAAATTAGGTTGTGGATTAAAAACAAACTGTATTGATGAAGATGTTTTTGTACCATAAAAATTATTTCTATCTTGATTTGTGTAATGAGTATATAGTTTAGAAACTGTACTTCCCATTTTTGTAGAGTAAAATTTACCTCTACAGCTAAACATAGTCTCTGGTCTATAAGTAAAGAAACTTGTCCAACCAGCATTTCTTTCATCAAATGTTAAAGTTTTATAACCACCGTTATTAAATCTTCCAGTAGTTTGTAAAGATATAACATAGTTTTGATTATAAACATCGTAAGAACCTAAAGCTTTTCCAGTAGTTCCTAATAATGATAGCTGATCTCTAAAGAAATCCATCATACCAGCATTAGATATTTCTACTATTTGACTACCTTGTAGTTTTAAAACAGCGTTTCTGTCTTTATCTATAAAATACTTATTGTATCCATATGTAGCAAATGATTCTGGATTAGTACCAATACCCCAATTACCCAACACCGGGGTTATTTGACCTATAACAACTCTACCAGTTGTTGTTAAACCAACACCTTCAGCTGTAAATATAGCATCTTTATCTATTAAAGCTACATTAACTTTTCGCTCTTGGAATATAGTTAAATTAGTATCTTCAGCAAACAACCTTTGTATGCTACCACCAATAGGATCTACAGATCTAGTTATTGATTCAGCTACACTAAACTGATTAGTATCATTGATACCAGTTCTAGAATTAAATATACCAGAATATATTAAACTATTTTTACGATGTTGTTGACTATCATTATCTTCAACTATATATGCTTTAACTCCAAAATCAACTGTAGTATTGTTATAACCACCACGTATTCTAGATTCTTCTATGTACCAATCGTAAGCTGTATTAGATGCTATAGGTGTTGACCAAGCAGGATGTGCTCTTGCTCCTTCAAAACTTTCGCTTCCATTACTACTTATTTCTGGAACATAAGGTATACCTTTAGCACTACTACCAGCTACCCCGTCTGCATATATTCTCTTTAAATAGAAGGAATTAAAATAGTTTACGTTTACTGTTAAAGCCATTTATTATATTATTACTTGTTTTTTTAACTAATTACTAAGGAGTACACGGTCCATTAGCTGCGCAATATCCTGCTGCTGAATTATTTCTACACATACCATCTTTAAATTGTACTTGTAACGAAGCATAAGCAGCTCTATCACCTGACAAAGAACTAGTTATTACTCTATACTCGCCTAGTTGATCAAACTTGTATCTATAAACACTAGTGTTAACGTTTCCATTAACTACTACAGCTATGTTTTGAGGATTACTAGTTGCTGATTGAGTGTTAAAATTAGCTTCACTTACACTAGCTATTTGATTCCAACTACTTCTACTATTGTAATTGTTAGTATTTGGAGGTGTAAAAGTTCTATGTTGTATGATAAACGTAGTATTAGCATCTCCAACAGGACCAGCAGAAGAAGTCATTGTTAATTCTATTTCTATAGTACCTTGCCACAACCAAGCTTTACATGAATTGGCTGGAATTGTAGACGCTTGATAATTTTTTTGTGCGTTGTATATTAAACTAGGATTAGATGATAAAGTATTAGCTAAAGCTATGTAGTTATTTGTAACATCTCCCCATATCCATTCACCTGAATTATTAGCACCTGTCATAGCTGGAGCAGTACCTGTTCTACCAGTCGCAATAGCTTTAGGAGCAAATGGTGTTCCTACATTTAATGTAATATTTTGAGTAGCACTTAGAGTTCCTGTAGCTTCATTAGCGTCTTTTACTGTTGTTACAATAGTATAAGCTGTTTCATCTACTAAACCTGATCCTGTTATTTGTCCAGTAGTAGAATCAATAGCAAAAGTAGCATTTGAACTAGGGTTAGAAACTACTGCTCCTAAACTCCACGCTAGCTGTTTGTATTTATTTTGAGTACCGTTAACTACAGTCGCGTCATTACTTCCATTTAAACCAAATAACTGTATAATATTTGGTCCATCAGTACTGTCCATAGACACTGTAAAATTTTGTTGAGTTCTTGCTGAGTTACTATATATACTTGGAGCCGCGTTAGTTAAAGACAATATAATAGCGTTAGATAAAGAATCTGTATAAGTTTCAGAACCTTGCACCCATGTTGTGTCTAAGCTTATTATGTAAACATCCGTAGATGTAGAAGTGTCTCCATACCAATAATTCTTCTTAGCTCTTATTCTGTATTGACCTGCTACACCTGTCTGTTGTATATCAAAAAAATCACCTACTGGTGTTAAAGCTTGACTAGTGCTTGATTGTCTAACAACTTTAGCTATAGTAGGTGTTAATCCTGTGTAGCTATTTATTTGAGCACCTGTTCCATTTATAAAGTAAAAAGCATCTCCTACTTGACCATCAACCGCTATAGTTTCAGAAAAAGTACCTACATTATCTGTAATAGCTACAATACCATTATAGTTTGTTTCTATCATGGAGTTAAGTTGTTCTAGTTTACCACACAATGTAGTTTCCCAGAATATATCTAGTAAAGAAAATACAGGTTTAGTTTCAGCAACCGATAATATTGGTTGCATTGTTCTTATCCCATTAGGATAATTGCTATCATGTTGCAAATATGTACCTCCAACTTGAGGAAAAGGTTCACCACATACAATAGCTCCAATAGGATTACTATAATTACTAACTTGACCAACCTTCATTATAAAAGGATTCTGATCAGCGGCGTAAAAAGAAGCTTTATCAGCTACATCTCCCCATGGTATAGAACCTGTTGGCATATTTTTTACAGCTCCATAATAATCTCCTGAACCATCAACCAAAGGTTTTAATACAACTTGTACTGTTGAACCATAATCGCCTTGAAAACCACCTGGCCCATTCCACCCATACACTCTTTCGTTTCCAATACTATTTATTAAAGCACCGTTTTGACCTGGATTCACAGGTATTTTAAATTCTACAAAAGGCACAGCTGCTAACTCTGTTTCTTTTACAGTAGCTAAATTTAATACATTTTGAACTAATTGTCCAGGATAATATTGTGTATTTCTTACACCTGTGGTTGTGTTTTGTTTTGCATTGGGATTATTTACTCTTATATAAAGAAGCTCGTCACTATTAAATTCTTCATCTGTTGGGCCTACTTCTTGTAAATTTCTAGGTATTTTGTTTATATTATCACTTAATACTGTAGAGAAAAATATCTTATTTCTTTCTGTTTCAATATCTGTTACACCTGGACTAGAATTGTTAGGGCTATTTAAGCCTCCTAAAGTAGAATAAGGAGTGCCATTCCATAATTTATTTTGTATAGGTAAACCATTTATAAAACCTGGTAAATAAACATTGTAATATTCTTGTTCTTGTTGTTTAACTACAACTTTATAGCTATACCAACCTAAAGGATTAGCGACTCCAATTGAGGTTACAGTTATTCGTCCACCGCCATCTCCACCTACTATAGTAAGTACATCGTTTACAGAATAACCACTACCACTTGTTACAATAGCGTATGATGTTATAGCATCATTATTTCCAATAGCAGTAACTCTAATTTGAGCACCACCAGTTCCCGCTACATTATACGTTGTATCAACTTCAAAACTTCTACCACCAGCTGTTAACGAACTACCAGTAATACAACCTTCTTCTTGATAAATACCTGGTTGACCCGGATCAGTTTCATTACCAAAAGCATTATCTATTGTAAGTGTAAGATTTTGCCCTATCCAATCTAACACAGGAACATCTGTAGCGTCACTTGAGTTTCTATACGGTACATATATACTAGAGCCTTCATTGTTGCTTAAATTATCATATGAAGACAATATAACATCAGACTGTCTACCGTAGTAATCAGCTAATACAAAACCTATTTGATATGTTCTATTTTGTTTAACAGTACTATACGGGTATTCTGTTGCGTAATCAGAATATCTAGCGTCTCTTGGAGCAAAACTAGTTCTATAATCTATAGTGGCTGGAGGTGTCATTCGCTCTGTGTAATTACCGTATACTATTCTATTAGATATTAATTCTTGACCTAAAGCTTTTACAGGAACTCTATCATATACTCTAGTTGTTTGACCTTCCGGAAGTGTTTTATAAGGTTTGTTTGATTTATAATCGTAGTCTATATAGTTTTTTGTTACAAAACCTGTTATATCATCGTTGTAATTTATAGATGTTGTTGACGATACACCTGATAATTCAATAGTATCTAAAACCTTAACAGCTAAAGCATCAGATTCTCTATATAAAATATCTATATCTTTTATATTATAAATAGTATTTAATTCTGTAAGATTAGTAGGTAATGGTATTTTTAATTTTATACTATCTATATCGTTTTCAAACCACTGTATAATAGTACTAGTGTAAGCATCTATTTCATCTTGATAATAATTAACGTCTTGATCTGTATCAGGTGTTAGTTGACCTAAACTAAATTGCCCAAATTGTTTAGGTATAAACATTATTTGAGTAAATGGAGCCATTAAAGAATACTCATTATTTTCATATCTAAATCTATAGCTAAACCTTATAAACCTGTCTTCTAAAAATTTAGAATCACCTTTAAAACTAGGGTTGTATTCTGGATTTTCTCCTATTGTTACAACATCTGTTGCTTGAAAACCAGTAGCAGCTGTGCTGCCTCCTGCAACAGTAGGACCTGTCATTGATTTATCAAATGTAATCCTCCATCTATTAAAAGTTGTATTACTAATAGCTAAAGTCGCAACTCTTAACTCGTAATAAGGTAAAGTTGTAGACGCGGTTGTAGTTTGTAGTTTTACTAGATCTCCAACTCTAGGTAAACCTCCAAAAGCTGGAGCGGTAATTTCTATATCTGTACCTTGTTGAGCCACAGCGTCTACTGTTTGAATAGAAAAATTAGATAAATACTGTTCACTAGTATTTTCCATGGTGGTTCTACTAAAATCAATTATTGTACCAGTAGGTATAACAGCAGCTTGAGCAGGTGTTCCAGTTGTTGTGGCTGGTGATACTTTAAATGTATCAAAAGGAGCAACCGTGCTTACAATTTCTGTGACTCTTACAGGAGGTGTTTGATTATTTATTTCTAAAGTACCCGGTGCTTGAGTTTTATTATTAACAGTTACTATATCTCCTAATTTTACGTTAGGACAACTAGAACTCACTTTAATTTGAGTGCTTGTTGTAGTTGCTGCAACAGTAGCGGTTGTTCTTTCTAATGGAATAATAGGATCATATGGATAATACTGAGCAACTGATATTTGAGACTCAGTTGTATAAGCATTAGGTTGTTGTGCTGTAACAATGTTTATTCTTCTTGGTTGATTAAAATTATCAGTCCAAAACAACAAATCATCTATTAAATTAACACCATATATAGGATAAGACGTGCTAAAATTTAACCAATAACCTGTAACTAGTGTAGTTATAGAAAGTGTGTTTAGATTAACTTGTAAAATATTACAAACATTACTAGATGTTGCTCTTGTACTACCATCATAATTAGTACTGAATAAATAAACTATATTATTCGTTTCATCAACAAAATGACCTATAACATGACAGCTAGATCCAGGTAGCGTATAACCTGTATTACCTAAAACATTTTCAAATTCACCAACAGTAGAACCTTCAGATCTACTTATTAATAAGTTTATTGCTTCTCTATATTCACCTTCTGGTAAAATACGAGAGTCAAGATCTTGATTCATTCTACCTTTTAAAAAGGTATTTTTAATTTCTGGCATATTTTAATGTTTAATCCATTTAGATTTGTTACGCATTACTTGTACTATCTCATCTAGTTTAATATTAGATAATCTTATTTTAGCATTTCTTAATGCTGCGTATCTTTGTCTCTTGTATTGTGGAGCTATAGCGACAGTGTCTCTTCTAGTAGACATTATACTATATAATAAATGTTGATACATTGCTTCTTCAGCTAGTTTAGGTACCTTACTATCTAAATCATAAGCTAAACCATCTGATACATATTCTAGTAGTATCAATTTATTTTTTAAATCACTAGAAAAATTAAATGTTCCTCTTTTATCGTCTATGTTAAACCAACCATTCATCTGCATGTTAACTGGATCACCTCCGTATCTTTGACCATACCAACCACCTACTCCATAAGCATTTTCACCAAACCAATCATACATAAATAAATCAGGATTGTTAGAAGACATAGGCCAAACACCTGTTATATTACTAGTATTTGCTTTTTGCCATTTTTCATTTATAACCGATGTTCCATCTACATTGTCTCCAAAATTATCTTGTATTATTTGACCTTCTTGACTTTGTATAGGTGCTTCCCATGGACTACTAGTAAGCTGCGTAGGATATATAGTGTGTTTAACTCCTAATCCATCAACCCAGGATAACTTAACATAATTAACATAATCTTGCGGTATTGTTAATGAAAGGTTATCTGGAACTGTTAATTCCTGAGATTTAATACTTTTTAAAGTATCATAACTAAATTCTTGTAAACCTCGCTTCGCGTGAAATATAACATCTGTTCTGTTAACTCTAGGTATTAATTTATCTTGACCAACATAACCTACTATAAAGTTATTAACAATATCTTTTAAAGATATATATTCATAACCTCCATAGTTGTTTTGTACAGCTTCTTGTTTTAACTGTACTTTTACATATGTTCCTATGCCTTGTTGTCCTCCTAAAACTATAACACTATTATTTTTACCACTTGATAAAGTATATGTTGTTATATAAGGAGTCCATTGGTTTATACCGTTTGGACTAGTGTATATAAAAAAGTTATTCAACGCGTAATCAGGGTCGTTAGGATTCCAACTAGTATTACTACCTAAAGATAATGGTGTGTTAAAAGTAAACGTGTATGTTGCTGTAGCTACTGAAGTATATATGATCTGCGCGCCCGCGTAATATTGTACATTTTGTTCTTGGATTAATCCTCCATCTGGTCTAGGCATATCTTATTGTTTTGAGTTTTGTTCTTCTGTTGCTATTTCTTGTGAGGCTACTTGTATAATTGTAGGATCATTTATTATAACTCCTGCGTAAGCTAATACTCTAATTATAATATTTGATTGTTCTGATATATTTAATTCAAAATCTATAGAACCACCTGCATTGTATTCAAACTGTCCTAAATTTCCTACACCATAACCCCATACAACATTTGCTGGCGTTTTTAGATATGAAAAAGTAATATCAGCCGGAGTTATTATAGTTGTAGGATAAACGTATAACTTATTGTTCTCATATAAATATATAGGGAAACTAGTTGTTGGTTGAGTTAACGGGGAAAGTAATAATTGTGTTATCTCATTTCGTTGTGAATATTGGGAGAGCTCTGTGCTTTTATAAAAAACAGAACCTACTCTATAAACAACATCAGTAACAGCAACTCCGTTATAAGTTGTTGTTCCCGGTGCTAAATTAAAAGGGTTTGTCCCTGTTGTAGTACCTGTTCTTTGGAAGAATTGTATATTTTCTTCAATATTTTTTACACGATTTGCATATTCCGTGTCATTTTGTGGCATACGATACTGCTGGTTTAAGTCATCTTCATACTTTTCAAATATATTTAGTTGAACCTGCGTAGCAACCTTGTTGAACTCGTCAGGTGTCATATATCCTCTTTGTTGTTGGTTAAGTATTAATAAGACTGTTTTGTATACAGTATTTACGTTTATTGCCATTGTAGTATATTTTTATAATAAAAGGCGGCGTTAACCGCCTTATATTAGTATTACATGTTAAGAGAGTTTTTTATCTATAGTTTTATAAACTTCTACACCTTCATCTGTTTTAAACCATGCAGCTAATGCTGAGTATGGGTTTTCATCAAATGGAATTGTCATAAGTTTACGCTTATTAGAACCAAAAGTAAAACTTCTTTGATCTTGTGAAAGATGTATTATACCAGCTTCTGTAGCTTTGATACCAAAGTTTCTTAACATTACATTATCATCTTTTGCTAATTCAATAAACAGTTTTGCATTTCTTTTAGCAAACAATAATATATCTCTTTTTAATTCTTTAGATGATAGATCTGTTACAGAATTACCCATTTCTACTCTAAGGATAGCTTCTATTTGCTCTACATCCATTTCTTTAGCAGCATTTAAAGCTAAAATTTCTAGTTCTAAATTTACTAATTCATCTTGAGCTATTGCTTGAGGTTTTAATTCTGCATATCTTTTTTCCCTGTCAGGGTGATATAAAGATAAAAGCTTTTGCAAAGCTTGTTCTTGTTTAGGAACAATTAATGTTCCATCTTTAAACATAATATGTTGTAATGTAACTTCGCCTTTTTGTTCATCTACAAATGGTGAAGATTGATTAGTAGCATATCTTAACGCTCTTTGAGTATTTGTTTCTGTATCAAAATATAACAACGGGTATTTTTCCGTGTGTCTTGATTTTAATGTGAACGTTAGTGGTTCTTTATTTCCTCTTAAAAAATAAGTTCTATCTTTTATTTCCCAAGTGTCTTTGACCTTAGGTTGTTTTTCTTTTGTTGTTGACATAATATAATATAATTAAATAAGTTAAAGGTATTGGGCGCCGAAGCGCCCTAACCTTATATAAAAATTAAGCTGTGAATAATACGAAATTATTTCTTGCTTGTACACATAGACATCTTTCTGATAAGAAATTAACTTCCATAGCATCAAGAGAAGAAGTTGCAGCACCGCCAACAGAACCTGTTAACCATGACTTCATTCTTCTATCATCAGCTTGAGAAGCTCTATATCTTACATGTAAGAAAGGTCTTCTAATGTTTGTTCCTAGTAATTGATCGTAAACTGTAGAAGTTCCAGCAGGAATTAATACACCATCGATGTTATCACCGTTAACAAAATTAGTAGAACCACCTCTTGTAGAAGCGTCGTTTAAGTATTTCCACGATGTTTTGTAGAAATCATATGAACCTCTTCTAAAACCAGAGAATCCTAAGTTAAGCGCCATATCTTCAGAGTTTTCAAATACACCGTAAGATGTACCTCCAGCTCCGTAAGAATTTTGTTGTGCTAACATGTTATCAAATAGTAACTCAGTTTTTCTATCTAAGAAAAGCATGTTTTCTTCAATAGCTCCTTGAGTATCTAAGTTTTCTAACACAGCATCAAAATCCTGTAAAGATCCAGCGTATCCAGAAAGTACGTTACCACCGTTGTTAATAGCTGAGAATAAACCTTCAGTACCTATTAAACCAGCGTTAGCAGCAGCACCACCAGCAGCAGCAGGAGCCATTTGTATACCAGCTCCAGCGATTGCAGTTGATTGAATACCATTTGCTAATTCACCTTCTATCATTGCCATTTCCAAGTAATCTTCGAATCTCATTCTAGTTTCACCTTCAGCTTTTAGATACCATAAGTATCCAGAGTTACCATCTTCAGTAGCAACCTCAACCCAACCGATTTGAGCTGTATCAGAACCAGATACTGCATATCTGTCTCTAATGATAATTGGTTTGTTACTAAATGTAGTTAACTGAGGCTGAATAGATTGACCAGTAGCACCTTGAGAAGGTCCTACAGAACCTTTTCCATATTCAGAACCGTATACAAATACTTTTAATACAGCACCTGTACCAGCAACAGCAGCGTTAACAGCAGCTCTAGTATAAGGAATTACATCAAAGTTTTGAACTCCACCAGCACCACCTTGAGCATTAGCTCCTGTAGCAGTTACAATAGCTTTTACAGTAAACGATGGATCAGCAGGATCCATGATTACCACAGTCATGTTAGGGAAAATAGTGTTCACTTGGCCAGCAGCGATAGTAAGTCTATTACCACCGTTTGCACCTACAGCAGAACAAGCTACACCATCGTAAGATATGTGTAATCTATTTTGCTCAGACCAAATTACTTGATCAGACATCATTGGCATTTCAGCGCCAACCATTCTTAAGAAGCCACCTAACGTTCTGTTTCCATAACGCTCTACCTCGGCTTCATAAATTTCCGGTAGATATTGTTGTGCGAAGTCGTTTCCTCCACCACTGTTAAAGTTTAAATAATTAGTAGTTAAAGCTTGAGTGGTTAACGAAGGTAGTAAACTTCCAAATTGAGGACTTAATACACCCATAATAATTGTTTTTAATTGTTAAATTTACTTCGTTTAATTTTAAGTTTCGAACTATCTACACCGTCTATAGCTTTGACCTTAAGACCTCCGATGAAAATATCGCCAGACGTTTGTCTAGCTTCAGTTGTTGGGTTTTTAGATCCTTCAACTACGTTTTTAATTCCATCTGATTTCCCTTGCTCATAGAAATGATTCACAATTCTGTCTATATTCTGTGCAGCATACATAGCTTTATGATAACCTCTCGTATCTTTAACGTTTCCTTCTTTGTCTAAGAACTTCTCGACGAAGTTGTTTAGATTAGATTGATTCTCAGCAACAGCATTTGGGTCTTTGACACCATATCTAAACTTCTTTTCTCCAACTTCGAAATCAAAACCTTTGAAATCATCAGAGAACATCTGAGTAGTGTTGTCAATGAATTTTTTATGCCTTTGCTCAGCTATTTCTTGTTCATTGTTGTAGCGGTTAAAGAAGTCCATAGCCTTTTTCTGTTCTTGCGTTACGCCGGGCCTCAACTTGATTTCGTCGTAATATTTTTGCTTTAAACCTTCTAAATGGTTACGTGCTTCTGCAACTGCTTCTTTTTTAGCGAGTTTCCTTTTTCTGATGTCTCGCTCTTCATCAGTGTCTTCATCATATCTAAACTCATCTTCCATAACAAATGAAATTTCTTCATCAGTAAGATGTGGTTTAGTATTTTTATAATATTCTTTTAGTAAAACATCTTCGTTAACATTAGAGTAATCAGCGTTTAATCTAACATAATCTTTAATATCACCACCAGTGTCTTGCATAAACTGAACTAGTTTTTCTACATTATCTGGTAATACAACTTTTTTAATAGGTTGTAACTCTGGTTGTTCTACTACTTCTTCTTTTTTAACTTCTTCTTCTGTTACTTCTTGGAGCGGAGAAATCCCTTCAGCAGTCTCACTGGACTTTTGTACAGATTCTCCCACCTTTGCGCTATCTCCGGATGGTTTTTCCACAGATACCTCCTTTGTTTCTCCGATTTGAATGGCATCGTCTTCTGGTTTTTTAGTTAAATCTACTTTTACTGGTTCTTCTGTTTTTACGTTTGGATCTTTTGCAAGATCAACCTTAACAGGTTCTTCTTTAGTAGCGTTAAATTTTTTCATTTTAGGTTTTGATTTCATTTTCATATCTCCACCTTCTGATTTGACTTCTTGAGTCACCTCAGGTTTTGTTGTTTCTTTTGTTTCTGACATAATATAATAATATAAAATTAGTGTTTAGTATTTACATACTTTGTTTATTTTCAAAATCTATAGGTAATAAATCATTATTTCTTTGATCTATCATTTCACTTTGTTGAGTACCCTCTAGTTTGATTCTTTTATCTTTACGATCTTCAATTAGCTGCTCTTTTTGTTTCATAGCTTCAACTTCTAATTGCTTCAACTCCATATCATACATGTGTTGTATTTCCATTTCTTTTCTCTTTATTTCAGCTTGTTGTTGAATTTTTTGTAATTCCATTTGAGCTTTAGCTTGTTCGTATTGAACATTAGCAGCGGTTAAAGCTTGTTGTTTTTGCATTTCTGCTTCAGCTCTTGCTTGATCAGCAGCAGCTTTAGCTTGTTCTTGAGCTTGAGCAACTTGCATTTGCTGCTCATTCATCATTTTTTGTTTTTGCTTACGCTTTTGTTTTAAAACATCATTAGCAAGTTTTAGGTTTTTAATTCTTCTAATATCAATAGCATCTTCTAAATCTATTCCCCCTTGCTGTATAGCCATTTGTATATTTTGTTCCAACATGGCTTTTTCTTCTTCTTCTGGTTCAAGTTCTAAATAAATACCAAAATCATGAAGAGGTAAATTCTGTATTTCAGACAAAGTAGCTACATTATAAGTAGATATAGAACTTTTTAAAGAATTTAAAGTTAAAGGATTTTTTAATGAATCCGCTACTTTTAAAGAAATATTTTCACAAGTTCTTACCGTTAACCATAAACTAGCTTGCATTACATGTCTTGTGGCTGTATTTGAAGCATTAACTGCCATTTTTTGCAACCCAACTAATGTATCTTTTTCAGGCATACTACCATCTCTAGCTTCGTTTAAACCGGTTACATCTCTTATCATTTGTAAATAATACTGATAAGTAGCTATTAAACTTTGTATTTTTCCTTGACCACTAGAAGTTTGTAATTCTTGAATAGGTACTTTACCCGGATTCATATCACCTTCCTGAGTTAAAGATCTACCTACGATACTACCAGTTTGAAAATACATGTTCAGTGCTTCAGCTGGATTGTAGTTTGTACCATTACCAAGATCTACTTCTGCAAGCCCATCCATATCTAAAAACACACCATCAGGAACTGTACGAGCAATAACTTGTTGTAGCTTTAAATGTGTTAATTGAATCATATCTGCAAAACCAGTAATTCTACTTACAATAGAATCTATACGACCTTTATACAATCTAGGAGCACAAATAGTATAACTCATTTCTACTCTTGTAGTATCAGCCATAGGTCTTGTCATATTTTCAGACAATTTCCACTCAATCAATTCATTGTTACCTATTACCTTAACACCTTTATAAAGCACTTCTATTTTTCTTTGTATTCTTTCAAAGTTATCATTAGCAGGTGGATTAAAAGTATCAGGTTTTTCTAATGCTTTTTCTAATCCTGTATCATTTTGTTTTATTTTAAAAACTTGAGTATTATAAGTTTTATATTCAAAAAATAAAACCTGAACAGTATTTTGATCATAAGTTTGCCAACCATATAGGTTCTGACTAGTATATGCTTTTGTTTGTTGTATTTTTGTTAATTGATCTTCAGTTAAATGAGGAAATTGTTTAGCTATTTCAGGAATTGTTAATGGCTTAACCTCACCTACATAATATATATCTTCAAAATGTGGATCTTCTGTGTAAGAATATATTAAATTAGCTGGATCCACGTAGTCAACTGTAACACCGTTTGCTGGATTCCAACTAGTTTTAGCACAACCAATACCTAAAGTAACTAAATCATAGTTAAATCTTTTCTTTACGTTATCAAATCTATTTTTAGCTAGTGTATTTTCTATAACTTCTTCTTCAGCAATTTCAACACTTTGCTTATAACTAAGTTGCATGTGAATTTCTAACTCATCTTTATTTTCAGGTAATTCATCTGGATTTCCATTAAACTTATTAACTCCTAGTGTTTGCTGTAAGTTATTTAAGAAAGGTTTAGCCATCATATCTGTTAAAATAGCATCCGCGTATGAAGTTCTTTTCTTTAAAGATACAGGATCTTGAGCAAAAGCTTTAATTTCATAAGTCTTATTGTTCATTCCATTTGCAACTATATCTACAAATTTAGATATAACAGGAACTGGTTTCCAATCTAAATTCATATAAGACATATCACCGTTAATAGCTAACTCATCTTTATATTTTTGAACAGGTTGTTCTCCTCTAGAATATAATCTTAAATTGTGAAACCTATTATATGAAGTAGCAAATCTAGTACCATTACCACCTTGTCTCCACCATTCACTTTCTATAGCTTGAGCTACTCTTCTTCCATAGTCTGGAGAAGCTTTCTCAGCGTCTGGTACAGTCTGGCTTGGAAAAGCGCTATTTGGATTTGCGTATGTATTCATTTATTTAATTATTTTTGATAATGTTCCTTTATTATCATATTTTTTTATACCTAAATCAATTGGTTTTCTTTTTCTTCTACTAACTGGTGCGTATCTATTCTTGTTACACGCCATTATAGCAAGACCTGAACTAATAGAAGCATCATGAGAGGTTCTATTATTTATATCAAAAGAAGCCCAATCTTCTAATGTTCTTTGAAAATATAAATCTCCATAACTATCTCCATTAAAACCTATAGAGTTTTCTATATAAGACTCAATTGCCGCAGCGTGAGCTTGCTTTATATCTTCACTTGAATTAGGTATACCACCTATTTCTTTTTCTGTTACTGACAACTTGTTCCAAACCTTGTCTGGTCTGTTCATTGCAAAACCT